TGAAGATCCAGGTCTTTTAGAAGAGATTGGAGAGGATAATTATTATACAATTAAATACCAAGATTGGATTTATAGGAATAAAGGTAAAGGTGACACAATTGAAAAAATAGATGCTGGAACTCAAACAACTTGTTATTTCATGAAACCCGAATATATGAAGAGTAAGGGTATGTTTCAAGAAGGGGAAAAAGAAATGGGTATTATTCCAGCTGTGTTAAGACATCTTTTAGATGCGAGGAAAAGAACAAGAGGATTAATAAAACAGACTGATGATGAATTTAAAAAGAAAGTTTTAGATGGTCTTCAATTAGCTTATAAAGTTACAGCGAACAGTGTATATGGTCAATTAGGTGCTAAAACGAGCACTGTTTTCAAAATGAGTTTAGCAGCTTGCACAACAAGTGTGGGTAGATCACGTATAGAAGATGCTTCAAATGGTGTTAAAATATGGGCTGAAAAGAAAGGATATCCGGAACCTGAAGTGGTTTATGGAGATACAGATTCAGTCTTTGTAAAATTTAGTCGTTATAAGGATGGTCGTCTTCTAGAAGGTAAAGAAGGTCTAGCTCATTGTATTCAGTGTGGTGTAGAAGCAGGTGATTATATTACAAAAGGGAAACTATTAGTTGAAGATGAAGATGGTTCTGTTGAAGAAGAATATCACAAACCACTCTTATGTCATCCTCAAGATTTAGAATATGAGAAAACATTCTGGCCTTTCATTCTTATATCTAAGAAAAGATATACTGGTGATAAATATGAACTCAATACAGAAGAATGTAAACGCACTTCGATGGGTATTGTTCTTAAGAGACGAGATAATGCTCCGATTGTGAAACATGTATTCGGAAATGTTATTGAAAAAATTATGATTGAGAAAAATTTTAAATCTGCTTTAGAATGGTTAAAGCAAACATTATCTGATATAAGAAATGCACAATTTTCGACCCGTTATTTTGTAATTACAAAATCATTAAGAGGATATTATAAAAATCCACAGAGTATAGCTCATAAAGTATTAGCAGATAGAATGGCGGTTCGCGACCCAGGTAATAAACCGAAGTCAAATGATAGGATTCCATATGCTTATATTCAGTTAACAGATGATATTCTTTATGATTATGAAAATCCATATAAGAGTGGATCAAGAAAAGGACAACCCAGATTAAGAAATATAAAGCAAGGTGATAGAATTGAACATGCTGATTATATTAAAGATAAAAATTTACAATTAGATTATGAATTTTATATCACAAATCAAATTATGAATCCAGTAAAGCAAGTATTAGATTTAGAGATGGATAGTAAAGAAACAGAGAAAATATTTCTGAAATAATTTAATGTGGCCTAAGATAGTAAGGAATACAGGTGGCGATGATTCTAAATTTACTTCTTTAACATTCTATGAATCAATTATGATAGTTTTATTATTTTCATTTTTGTTTAAGTCATGAATAAATATTTAATTTAGAATTCCGCGAGAAAATTAATTAGTTTATTTACTCTAAAATTTTTTTCTAAACTAAGGTATAAATAATATGGGAGGAGGATTAATGCAGCTTGTTGCTTATGGCGCTCAGGATATCTATCTTACGGGTAACCCGCAGATCACTTTCTTTAAGGTTGTCTACCGCAGACACACCAACTTCTCTATGGAGGCAATTGAGCAGACTATCAACGGCAACCCCGGTGCCAGTGCGCGCGTGACCAGTATCATTTCTCGCAATGGTGATTTAATTTCCAGAGTTTACCATGAACTAACCAATATTCCGGATTCTATTGTAAACCCTGGTGCCACATTATTTGATACCGTTGAAGTTGAGATTGGTGGTCAGAAGATTGACAAGATCACTGGTGCGTGGATGGAAGTTTGGGCGGAGTTGTCTGAGTCTAACCCTGCTGCTCTTGTCGGGCAGACCGATGGGAGCGACACGAAAGGGACAACATTTCAGAATATGTCTGGTATGGGTGGTGTGAAAGATAGTGATGACGCCCAGCTTCAGGCATTAGTTCCATTACCATTCTGGTTTTGCCGCAATCCTGGTCTTGCTTTGCCGTTGATTGCTCTACAGTATCACGAAGTAAAGCTTATTACTACTCTAAGTGGCGACGCCAACGGCGTCACGATGAAAACTTGGGTTGATTACATCTATCTTGATACCGATGAGCGCCGTAGATTTGCCCAGGTAAGTCATGAGTATCTTATTGAGCAGCTTCAGTATTACACTGACACTAAGACTATTTTTGATCTAAACTTTAATCACCCAGTTAAAGAATTAATCTGGACTGCTTCTCAGAATGCTTCCGGCGTTTTAGGCGAACTGGATTTTGGTATTGGTGATATTAGTACCGTTAAGTTCCAGCTTAAATTGAACGGTCATGATAGATTTGCAGCGCGCACCGGTAACTATTTCACTCGTTCTCAGATATGGGAACATCACACTGGTCCGGGTGGTATGAGTGTCGCGAAAACTACGGTTGCTGGTAGCACCGGTAATTTGAATGACACGATCGCTGTTTACTCTTTCGCACTCAAACCGGAAGAACACCAACCTTCTGGCACATGCAATTTCTCTCGCATTGACAATGCTCAGCTATTAGTTTCTTCTACCGCCGGCACTCCGACGGCTGATGAACTAACCATCTACGCTATCAACTACAATGTTCTCCGCATCATGTCGGGTATGGGTGGTCTCGCCTACTCGAACTAAATTCTAACACTTGTTTTTGAGATAAATAATTTCAATAAAATAATACAATATATTATTTAAGTTAAGTATTTTGAAATATACTTTTCGCATTCATAATATTAATTAGCTTTTATAATTAATACTACCTTCTAATTCTATTATTTCTTCTTCTATATTTTGATTCTAATCTTTTATCAACAGGTGATGGTGTCAAAGTATCTTGTGTAATAAATGATTCGCCTGGTTTCTAATTTAATGGTTCCGGTTCCACCTCTGATTCTATAGGATCAGGTTCCACATCTGGATCTACGGAATCCGATTCTACTACTTCTTCGGTAGATACTTCATCTTCACTGACAACAACATCTTCAATATTCTCTGAATTACTTATAGTATATAATACATTATCAACAGATTCACTCATTTATGTAATAAAATAAAATATATATATATATATAAATGAAAATTAATTCGGAATTTTTGATAGTAATTGTAATTTCTATCATGTTTTGTTTTCTAGTAAATAAAAAGCGTTTATTAGAAGGAATAGGCGCGACTACAAAACAATGTTCATCCGGGGGTGAAACGTATAATACGGAATACATGCCACTAAATATGAGATATATTAATACCCCGAGAAACCCGACTTGCGAGGATATAGCAAAATCAGGCGGAAACTACGCATTGATGATTTACCCTCCACACGAGAATATCGTCCCCCTCAGAGCAGTTGGGGGATTTGGAATGGGCGTTGGTCCAGATGTTGAAAGAGATGTCTGTGAATGCTACGGTTGTGATTTCGATGAGAGTTTTTGGGGCAACACTTGTAAAGAAAAAGCTCATTAATATATTTAAACAAAATTAAGATATATTAAATTAAATAAATGTCTAAAAACATTAATATAATTTATGCGGGTAATAAAGGTTTGGCGAATTTAGGAAATACATGTTATATGAATTCCGCCATACAATGTTTGAGTCATCTGGTTACTTTTCATCCAAACAATGAAAAATTTTTTAATGAATGTAAAAGGGCGAGTAAAGATTCACTACTTTATGAATGGTTTCAATTTCAAAGAAGTATGTGGTCAAATGAAAATAATAATATCATAAATCCTATCAATTTATTAAGAAGATTTCAAAAGCTATGTTTAGAAAAAGATCTTTACTTTAGTAATTTTTCACAAAATGATGTAGATGAATTTTTAACACTATTTTTAGATTTATTACATCAAGGTGTTGGAAGAAAAGTACAAATGACTTTTAGTGAAAAAGTTGAAGATGAAGCAGATAAAATAAATCTTAAGAGTAATCAAACATGGAAAAGATTTTATGAAAAAGATTATTCTTATATCGTTGAAAATTTTTATTCTCAATTGCTCTGTATTACAAGTTGCACTGATTGTGAATATTATACAACTAATCATGATCCTATTCAAGTGTTATCATTAGAAATACCAGAAGAAGCAACTTCTTTAGATTGTTGCTTGACTCAATACATGAAAAAATATAGATTAGATGAAAATAACATGTGGAAATGTGATTCATGTAAAAATAAAGTTAGACCATACAAGCAAACGCGATTGTGGAAAACATCTGATGTTTTATTTATACTTCTTAAAAGATACAATCGGAATCGAAAAATAGATAAATATTTAGAATATCCATTGACATTAAGTCTTAAAGATTATAATATTAATTATTCCGGCAAGAAAAGTAATCAATACGCATTAAGTGGTTTCGCAGTTCATAGTGGTGGTTTAGGAGGTGGTCATTATTATGCTGTTTGTAAGAATTATTTAGATGAATCTTGGTATGAATATAATGATAGTCATATTTCAAGAGTAAATACAGAAAAATGTACTAAGTATTCACCATATTTATTTGTTTACAAACGTATTTAAATTAATCAAAAAAAAATGTATATATATATTATATATATGGATAATTTGTTAATGATACTATTAGGATTTGTAATCGTATACATGTTTTTAAACATGTGCGGGAAGAGGGTAGAAGGATGGGGGGAATGCAAAAGCAGCCTGTCGGGCTGCGCGTCGGAGGCATGCGAAGGCATGGGCCACGACGACCAATGTGATGATTGGCAGACAGTTTTTCGTGGTTCACCACTTACTTGTCAATTCGGTATATCATACCATAATTCTAAAGGGCGGACAGGGAATCCGTATGAGTGTCGATAATATTCATTAAGATTTATCCAATATGAGATGCGTAAATTAAATAAATCTTATTTAAATTAATTTCAAAGTTCTGCCATCGCTCCTATATAATTTATTATTTTTACGAATTACAACCCCTTTAGGGGGAACTTGAGTGCGTTTTATTGATCTCTTCTTTTTATGTGTTTTCTTTTTTCTTTTGGTTTTGTTGATTTTTTTTCCTTTTTTCGTATATTCTTTACATTTTGAAAACGGTATTCCATCTGGACATCCTTGTTCTAATTTATGAAATCCTTTCATTATAATATATACATTATTTTAATCTTCCAGTGAATCATCTTCGCCTGATAATTCATCTTCACTAAATTCACGAATTATGACATTGTGTTTAATAAATTCAAAATAATCCATGAAATTATCATCACAAAGTTTTAATCCATAGTAATCGCTTAAACTTTTTAATGTTAAAAATAACTCATTTATTTCTTCTAAATATTTTAAGTCAAAGAGTTCTTCTTCTGATACAGTCATAAAGATTGAATCATATATGGGTTTATCATAAAATGTTTGAATAAAATTATTTTTAAACGAATCATAATCTGAAACATGATCTAAATCATCCTTATAATTAATCCATTCATATGTTTTATTCATCATTTCTTCTAGTATATCTTGAATTGTTAAATTTTCTTCATATTTAATTTTAGTCATTAACCACCTATCTTTTGATAATTTCATTTTAGTAATAGGTAAAGGAAGTGTTTCCATATAAAATCTAATGCGAATATTAAATTTTTTTATGAACGAATAAAATCCTTCACTAAATTCTTAATATCTTCTACAGGTATCGATGAATCTATACTTAAATGAGGATGACTACCATCACTATTTCTTACACCATTGCTAACGCTTAGCCATTGGAAAGTGTTTAATTCTGAAGCATGATTCCTGTTATTAAGATGATCTTCATAATTATCTGGATAAACTATTTTAATACGTTCTTCTTGTAATTCATCTGAAATATTTAATTGAATTATTTTAAATCCATTTTTAACGAGTGTTTCATATTCATTTTGATATCTTAAATCATCAACTAAACAATATTCTTTATCTTTGCATTCACTAATTACATAATTTACCCATACATCCGGATCTATCTCTCGCATTTTTTGACCGATACTCGTTAAAAGAGTCCTGTCTTTTACTTCTGGATTCATTTGAAACAAATCTGAAGCGACACTTTTTACTTTTTTACCAAATGAAAAAATTTGAAATCTTGGTTCTAATTCACATAAATAATTACAGAGAGTTGTTTTCCCTGAACACATTTTCCCAGTAACTGCGATTTTCATGTTAAATAGTAATAATAAGATAATTTTAAATCTAAATCTTATTTAAAAATTGACATTATTAAATCCATTTCTACTTAAAAATTTGATAAGTTATTAAATGTATCAAGTAGAGATAAATAAAATGCGAGTAGAAAAAAGAAACGGTGAATATGAAGAAGTGTCTTTTGATAAAATCCTTAATCGTATCAAGTCTTTATCACAAGGGCCTGAATTTAAAACTACTTTAAACATTGATGAAACAATTATTGCTCAAAAGGTTATTCAAGAAATCCATGACGGAGTTAAAACAAGTGAATTAGATGAATTATCAAGTCAGATAGCAATTGCTATGTATAGTAAAAATCCCGATTTCAAGACTCTTGCTGGACGAATTGTTGTATCCAATCATCATAAGAATACAAAGAATAGTTTTTCGGAAAAGATTAGCATTATGCACCGGTATGAAAGTAATGGAAAAAGCAAGGCACTAATCGCTGATTATATGAACGATTTAGTACAGGCAAACAAAGAACTTATTGATTCGGCGATTGATTACAACAAGGATTATGATTTTGATTTCTTTGGATTCAAGACATTAGAAAAGAGTTACTTATACCGAATTAATGGACGAATCGTAGAAAGACCTCAAGATATGCTCATGAGAGTATCTCTTGCTATTCATAGAGATAATATTAATGAAGCATTAGTTAACTATGATTTAATGAGCAAACATTACTTCACTCATGCGACTCCTACTCTTTACAATGCTGGCTCTATTAGAGAACAGTTCGCCAGTTGTTTCCTATTAACGATGAAAGAAGATAGTATATCTGGTATTTATGATACTCTTAAGGATTGTGCTTTGATTTCAAAACATGCGGGTGGTATTGGTCTTAGTGTTCACAATATTAGGGCAAAGGATTCTCATATTGTGGGAACAAATGGGGTATCAAATGGTTTGGTCCCTATGTTACGAGTATTTAATGATACAGCACGATATGTTGATCAGGGGGGGGGGAAGAGAAATGGTTCCTTTGCGATGTATTTAGAACCTTGGCATGCTGATATATTCGAATTCATTGAACTCAAAAAGAATCACGGAAATGAATTTGACAGAGCAAGAGATTTATTCTATGCTCTTTGGATTCCTGATTTATTTATGGAACGAGTTGTATCAGATGGTTCATGGTCATTATTCTGTCCGAATGAATGTCCTGGATTATCGGAAACTCATAGTGAAGAATTTAATACTTTATACATGAAATATGAAAGCGAAGGTCGTAGTAGAAAGACAATTCAGGCAAGAGAACTATGGTCTGCTATTTTAACTTCTCAGATTGAAGTAGGAACACCATATCTCTTGTATAAAGATGCCTGTAACCGAAAATCAAATCAACAGAATTTAGGAACAATTAAATCATCAAATCTGTGTACTGAAATAGTTGAATATACATCACCAGAGGAAACCGCCGTATGTAATCTTGCAAGTATTTCGTTAAAGAAATTTGTAAAAAAGAAAAATACTGAAGGTTTTATATTTAGAGTATTCAGTAAACCAAACTGCGTTTACTGCGAATTAGCAAAGGGATTGCTAAGCAAATTAAATATAAATTATGAAGTAAAAGATTATAAAGAACTTACATCACTTTCTGGAACATATCCACTGGGTGTTAAATTTCCGCAAATTTATAGAATTGATAATCACAAAAATGTTCATGTTGGTGGATATACCGAATTAAATAATTATTTAAGACCGAATTTTGATTTTAAGGGCCTTCAAAGCATAGCAGAACGTCTAACAAAGAATCTTAATAATATCATTGATTACAATTATTATCCGACACCAGAAACAAGAACATCCAATCTAAGACATCGTCCGATTGGAATAGGTGTTCAAGGTTTAGCGAATGTATTCTTTGAATTGGGATACGCTTTTGATTCAGATGAAGCTAAAAATCTCAATGAAAGGATATTTGAATGTATCTATTATGGTTCATTAAAAGCATCTATGGGTTTAGCAAAAGAAAGAGAAAATTACATGAAAACATATCAAAAATATAACAGTCAATTTAACGATACATCTGCTGGTGGTGAATTTGTATCTTCAAGCGAGATTTACAATGTTAAACAATATCTTAAAAATGTTTTACCAGAGGAACTTAATAGAGATGAATACTTAGGGAGTTATAGTAGTTATATTGGATCACCGATGTATCATGATAAGCTACAGTTTGATCTATGGTCAAAACATACAACTGATATACATCATGATTGGTCTTCGCTGAGAGAGGAAATTAAGAAATACGGTATAAGAAACAGTCTCCTTGTAGCACCCATGCCTACAGCATCCACTGCTCAGATCTTAGGTAATTATGAATGTTTTGAACCTATCTTATCGAATATTTATACTAGGCGCGTTTTATCTGGCGAATATATGGTAATCAATGATTATCTTGTTGATGATTTAATTTCACTTGGATTATGGTCAACAGAACTAAAAGATAAAATTATTGCGAATGATGGATCAGTATTAACCATACCTGAAATTCCAGACATAATTAAAGATAGATATAAGACTGTATGGGAAATAAAACAAAAGAATATTATTGACATGGCGGTAGACAGAGGGAAGTTTATCTGTCAGAGTCAAAGTATGAATTTATTCTTGGAATCACCAAGTATAAAAACAATGAGTAACATGCATTCTTATGCATGGAAAAATGGATTAAAAACTGGTATCTATTATTTAAGGAGTCGTCCTTCATCAAAAGCAATTCAATTTACAATTAATCCTAATGAATGTGAAAATTGTTCAGCTTAACTTATCAATTATTGATTATTCACTTTTTTCATTAATTCTTTATTTTTTACATTTTGACCTATAATGAAAGAAGCGGCTGAAACAAGGCCAATAAACATTATCACAAAGAAAATGATAGGAAATAAAACCAAGAACCATGAGATTTTGTTTCCATATTTAAATTGGCATATATAGTTTAATAAAGCAACCCATAAGACTGCGAATATTATATTAACTATTAGACCAAGGAAGGTATAGTGATGAATATGACCACCTTCTGGTTCTGCTTCTACTACGGCATTGTTTGTATAAATCATGGATGATAGATACATTAATTGAGCAAAAACGGATAATAATAAATACACTTGCGCGGGTGTACATAATTCAGAAATTACCTTCGATACTTCAACTCCTAATACTTTCATTTTATAATATAGATAATAAAAAAATTTTAGCGATTTAGTTCATCTATATCAATTAATGTATTATATTTTGATAATGCTATTTCTTTTTCAGCATTATTAGATTTTTTAACTTTTTCGGGTGGAGGCATGTAATTGTTAATTTCATTGTTCTTTTTGGCTTTAAACATCAGATTTACATTACACTGAGTTTGAATAAATACATTGTTTTCTTTACGAATAGGTATTGTAAACTTAACAGGCAAACTTAAATAACCTATCGCATGATATATCAATGGCAATCTAGCATTTCTTTTACCACATGTATAATCATTTCTAAAAAATCTATATAAACTTCGTATCTGTAATTGAATATCTTTTGATCTTTCATTACACTCATAAAAAATTATTTCCCATAACATCCATATAGGGTCTTTACAGTGTTTGGGGTCTACTTCACTTATATCACGACATTCTATTTCAAATTTTACTTTCTTTTTTTTATTTATCTTTTCCCATTGTATTAACCATGCGACCCAATAGATAGCATTTTCGTATCCTCCATTTACATTTTTCAGATGAAATAAAAATT